TCGCCATCCTCCATGTCGGTGGAGAGAGCCTCGATAGGAATCGAAATCATGGGCGCATTGTTGTCGGCATCTTCGCATCCGCAAGCGGAATGAGAAGGGGCACCACCGATTGCTCGATGATGCCCCTTTGGGCCGACGGCGATCACCATGATGGTGGCCGTCTTGGGTTTCATTACAGGGTGGTCGAGGTCTTCGTGCGATGCACCAGGTACCAGACCGGGTTGCCGGTGGAACCGGTGTTGCCAGCGGCCAAACGCATGGCACCAAAGAAGAGCTTCACGCCAACGGTGACGAGCTGGTTCAGCGGGTCGCTCTTGTCCGGGGTATCGGTGATCACGATCTTCGGGGAGAGCGGATCATCACCGGTCAGATGGGGGATGCCATACGCCTCGTTGCCGAAGAAGAACGAAGCGATGATGTCCTTGCTGACGGCCAGACCACCGCCAGCGGCAGTCGCCTGATAGACGAACTCGTCGCTCGCGGTACCGGAGCCGGTGCTGACGAACGAGTTGGTCTGGGTGACGACACGGCAACCGTAAATGGAACCAACCTCGCCCTTGTAGAACGGGGTACCCTTGTTGCCGTAGTTGGAGGCGTTCAACCAGTCGCTGTCGCGCATCAGGTCGCGGGCCACGCGAGGGTCGGTGGCGAGGACGTAGCCGCCGTTGATCAGCGGGGCGCGGTTGCGCTTCAGCCGGGTCATCGAGTCGAGGACGGCGGACGCCGTCATCGTGGTGTTCGCAGCGGTCGTGTCGCTGTTCAGCGCAGAGAAGGTCTGCGTGGTCAGCGTGGCCGGGTTGCCGTACACCTTGATGCCACCGGAGCCGGCAGCGGTGTTACAGGCGTCCGAGTTGTCGAACGTACCACCGCCCTCGGCGGCGGAACCAATGGAGGAACCGCTCGCGGTGAGGTTGGAACCGATCAGCGTGTTGCGGATCACGGAGTCAACCCAGAGGGCCATGTCCAGACCAGAGGTCTTGGTGGCCTGCTGGAGGGAGTTGAACAGATCCGTGGCGCGGAGGATGTCGGTGAGGCCGATGACCTGACCGTACTGCGTGAGGCCCTTTTCAAGTTTGTTCAGGGCCAGAGCGCGGTAGTTCGCAGAAGCGATGGCGGTACCTTCAGTCAGAGACTGGACACCGCTGATGCTCGGCGGCCCGAATCGAAACATAGCCAATTTCTGGCTCGCACCAGCATAACCCTGATTCTTGGGAATCGGGTTTTTCATGGCGAACTGATCGAGGATCGTCTCCTGCTGAACCAGAGTAAGCAGCTCCCTGCTGAAGTACGTCTGGAACTGGTTGGTAAGTGTAGTTGAGGTCGTGACTGGCATATTGTAGTTGTGGTTGTGCCATCAGGCCGCTTCCCGGTCGAACTCTCGTGACGCTCGCATGAGCGCCTCCCTCTGCTCCTTGAGGGACAGCTTGGAGAAATCCTTCTCCTCGGCCTTGAGTTGTCCTGCCGGAATGCTCTTCCCAATGGCGGTCTTCTGCTGGAGCTTTTCCAACTGTTCCTTGAGAGCCTTGTTCTCGCTCTCAAGCGACTGAGCTTTGCCAGCGGTATCTTGCAGCTTCATCAGTTCAACCGCATGGACGAGTCCATCCGGCATCCCCGTGAGGAACGGCACACGCTGCAAGATCTCAACAGTCCGCTTGTACTCGGCACTCGACTGATCCTTCAACCACGGCTCCTTGTCGGCCAATCGATTGTAGTTGTCAGCCCACTGCTTTGCCATGCGCTCCTGCTGGACCTTCTGCGCCTGCTGGGACGCGGACTTGCGAACCCCCTCGGCCTTGGCTCGCGCTGCCTTGGCCAACTGGGTGTCACCATCAGCATCGAACTCCTTGGCCGCAGCCTCGTAGTCCTCCGCCGTGTAGCCCTTGTCATCCCGATAGGAATTGGCTTCCACACTCTGGGATTGCTCCCGTTGCTTCTGCCATTCCTCCCGCTCCCGTTTCACCGCCTCGCGCTCGGCCTTGATGGCCTCCTTCTCGGCGTTGATCTGCTCCCAAGTCTTGGCCTTTCGCTGTTGCTCCTGGGCAAACTTGGAATCCCGCTTCTGCTCAGCGGGCGGCTTCTGCTCCTGCTTACTCTCGCTCTTGGCCGTGTTCTCAACCTCTTTCCCGGCGGACTCCACTTCTGTGGCTTCCTTCTCGGCTGGAGCAACCTCCTGTTTGGTTTCCGGCTGCTCCTTTGCCCGATTGTCGATATCGACACCGGAGTCGAAGTCGTTGGCCAGCGCGAGCATCGCATTGGCATCCATCGCCCCACTCTGATTCTCTTCTGACATATTGTGCTTTTACTCGTTTGCCGGTCCGCACAGACACAGCAACCGCAACTTGATCCTATTGGTTCGTGGCAGAATCAGGATCATCATCCTGCCCCGTAATTGATTCCTGATCGGCCATCACTTCGATGACCTTCACAAGACTGGCCTGACCCATTGCAAACCCCGCCGAGTATTGCAAATGGTTTCGGTCCGTAATCGCAGAAGCGTTCTGCATCAGGACCGTGTTCAGTAGAGCTTCCTTGAACCGTTTGCCGGTATCGCTCTTGAAGAAATTGTTGAGCGCGATCGCGTCATCCTTGCGCCATGGCAATGGATCAACCCAACGCTGGTGACGCGCAAAAGTCCATGCCGCACGGAGTCGGCCAAAGAATGTGATCATCAGCCCTTCTTCCTGCCGGCAGCCGCACGGCGCATGAACTCCGCAGCCCCGAGCTTCTTGCGCCCGATCCATGCCGCCAGAGCCTTCGGATCATCCGCGCCCTCCTTCTTGAGCTGCGTGGCCAACTTGCTGAACTTCGTAGGTTTCTTCTTCATGTGGTTACCATGCCTTGCACGACCAGTGCCTGGGCGTTGTCTTGTCCGTCGCCGTGTCGCAGTTGTGCCGCGCACGAAAGTTCTTCCGCCGACCCGGATCATCCTTCTTGATCTCCATCTTCGGATCACCGAACCGGACCTTGATCACAGTCCCCTTCGGATTGCGGACATACACAGCCTTCTTCTTCGCCTCGCCGGGCGTGTAGAACGGCTTGTTCAATGTCACCTTCTTGCCTTGGTACTCAGCCATATCAGGATTGGAACAGCGGTGATTCTTGGATCTCCTTCAACGTCCCATTGGTCCTCGCCTTCTGGAACCGCACCTTCGGAGGAACACCCTCCTCAAGCTGCTCCATCATCGGCGGCGGCGGCGGCGGCGGGGGAGCCGGAATCGCTTGGAACTCGCCACACCAGTCCATCGCATGGACAGTAGGCCAACAAGTGGGTCTGCCACTCGGCGGATACCTCCGACAGGTTCCATCGGCAGCACAGTATCGACAATCTCTACAGGTCATTGGACAGCAGGAACAGGGGCCGGGGCCGGGGCCGGGGCCTGCTGGGCCGCGAGCATCCCCGTACTCTCAAAAAACTTCTGGATCTCCTTCCGCAGCTTCCGCGCCTCATTCGTCGCCACCTGCTCGTAAGCCTGGAGCAGACTGTCCAGCCGGCTCATGAACGCATTCTTCGCCACAGGACTCAACACCTGACCCTGCTGCATCGCCCCATTCAGATACTGCATCAACACCCCAATCCTCCCCGCATAGTTCTGACCAGGCTTCGCAGGCACAGGCACACCCACGAGCAGCGTCGGGATCGTCTTCGCCTCATCCTCCAACTCATCCACCTGCTTCTGCCCAGGATCCCGCAACAACCGCTTCACCAGACTCGGATCATCCAACTCCATGATGCTCTTGTCCAACTCCACCTGATCCACCCAAGGCGAGTTCATGAACAACTGCTTCCGGTTGATGGCCTGCTGCACCATCACCTGACGACTCACCATGTCCATCCCACCCTTCGGCTCCAACTCATACTGGTCATGCAACGCAACCGGATCCGCCTCCAGCGAATCCTCCGCAAACCGATACCTCAGACTCTTGCTATCGTACTGCACATACAACGCCCACGCCTGACGATACAGCTTGCCCAACGCCATGCGGAACAGTCGCGCCCGCAAATCCCCACTCTGCATCGCCTGCGCATTGATGCTCTGGATCTCCGTCGCAGTCCGCCGGTCGCTGCCACCGCTCATCACACTGCCCATCGTGTAGTCCGGGCTCCCAATCCGGTTCTCCGCAACCGCCCGAGTCTGGTTCAACTCCTGATCAAAACTCACCGGCGGCTGCGGCATCTGCACCGGAGCCACCCCATACGGCAAGATCTGCCCCGGCTGAAACCGCAGATTGATGCTGTTCGGCAACTCCCGCTCCGCCCGGAACAACGGACGGTTGTACAACGTCATCGCATCATGCTTGTGGTTCCACATCGAAGTCATGCTCAACTCAAACGGAGCCAAGATCTCACACACCCCTCGAGGACTGAACCACCCCTTGTCCTTGATCTCATACGGGAAATCCACGAACGGACACTGCCCATGGTCATACGGCAACTCCATCGGGTCACGCAGATCCAGATCCACAGCCGCAGGACTGTAAAGATACACCTCCCACTTCCCAGCATCCGTCTTCCGATACACCTCCCAGATGATCACCCCATCCGTGTTGCTCGTGTAAGTAATCCCCTCACGCAGTTGCTTCGCGTCATTCTCACTCGCCGCACCCGGAATGTTGTCGTCCTCCTGCGGGTTCCCACGGATCCGCTGGATCGTCTTCGAGTCCGCCTTCCAACCAAACTGGCCAGCCATGCGCTTGTACGCACCCACACTCATCGGCATCACATGCACCGCCCAATCCGCATCCTGCAAATCCGTCGTGTACGGCGGCACCACGAAATACATCGGATCCACCGCCTCAAACCCAACCCTCTTGTCCCCAGGATTCCAGAAACACTTCATCACCCCACGCCCACTCATCAGCGTGTAATCCACCCAGCTCAACACCTCATCCACAAAGTTCGTCTTCTCCCGAATCTTGTAGTTGAACCAGTCCTCCGCGACCTTCGTGTACGCATTCAACTGCTGCCTCATCGGTACAAAGCTGGCCACAACATCCATCCCCAACGCCTGCTGGAGGAACAACGGCTTCAGCTTCTCAATCGCCGTGTCAATCAACGGCCAATGCAGGTCCGCAGCCTTCGGCCACGGCTTGTTCGTCCGCCGAAGCCCATGATGCCGCAACTCATACCACCGAGTCTGCCGCAACTCCCAAGGACTCCGCTGCTCGATACTCGTCAGTATCTGCCCCTGCAAATCACTCCGCCCCTTTTCAGTCATCATATTCCTTCACCCCTTCCTACCCCCCTACCTCACATCCAGCAAGCGCAACCCCCTCCGGCTCCAGTGGGCCAATCTCCTCCTCCATCCGCTCCAGCAAGCTCCTCCCATCCTCACCCACCGCCTTCAGATACTCATCCATCCTCTTCCCACCACCACCACAAAACGCCAGGACAAGCGCATCCGCACGATCAGGACTGTTGATCCCCCTCGCCCTCAACTCATCCTTCCCCTCCAGCGTCAGCTTCCCCTTCCCATTCGTCCGCACCTTCCGGGTCACCAACTGCTGCAACAACACCTCGTCATTCCCAACAGGCCCCAAGTTCACCTTCCCCTCCTCCACCATCCGACCAAACTCAATCCACATCTCCGCCGCACGATTCACAAACTGATCATCCCGAATCGCCCGCTCCCCAAAATTCACCCGCCTCACATCCCACCCCTCCGCTCGGAGAGCATCACACATCACGATCCCCATCCCACCCACATCCGCATACACATCCTCAGCCTTCAACTTCCACTTCCGAAACTCACTGATAAACCTCCCCACACTCGCCATCGTGTCCTTGTCCCGCCACCGCACCAAGCCCTTCACCACGTTCCCCTGCCTCACCACAAGAACACTCTCATCCCCACCAGCACTGAAATCACACCCAGCAGTCAAACGGTGACCTTCCGTATCCTCCTTCGGCGGGCCACTCACCAACCTCTGCCAGTCCGCCGTCCGCACAGCGGTCAAACTCCCGTCATCCTCCATGAACTCCGCATGAATCATCGACCTCACCAACGGATGACCCTCACCCCACCTCGCCACCTGCTCCTCAATCCACTCCTTCCGAATATGCGGACAATCATACGCCGTCACCGTGAACGTCTTCCACTTCCCATCATTCCTCCGAAACACCTCATAGAAATACCCGCTGCTCCCACCAGGACTACTCATCAACAACACCCGCGTCGGCTGACACCGCTCCATCGACTGAAAGATCCCGTCCGGCACAGCCTTCGCCTCATCCACCACATACAACAAATCCCCACTCGGCCCCTGCACATGCCACCCCTCAGCCTTCTCAGGATTACTAGCCGAAAACCCAATACACCGACTCACCAACTCCTGACCATCCACCTTCCTCGGATACACATACCGCACCTCACCATCCTTGATCGAAAACCCATTCTCCTCACCCCCCAACCCATTGATCATCTTCCGCAAATGCGGCCACAACGCATCCGCCACCTGCCGATACACACCAGCCGTACACACCACCAAACTTCCCGGCCAACGAAGCATATGCCAAATCACCACACTCGCCGCCACCATGCTCGTCTTCCCTGACCCATTCGCAGCCTTCAACGCCACCTTCGCATGCTTCTCATTCAACGCACCCAACACCGCCTTCTGCCACGGATACACATCCCGTAGGCCAAGCATCATCTCAGGAAAGTTCTCCAGCCTCTGCGCCTCCTCCAACATCTTCCGCTGCTTCCACGCAGGAATATGCGAACCCATCCCCAACGAAGGAGAACGTTTCCGCTTTATTTGCTTGACAGGCATAAAATTGTGGGCGGTTGGAAGAGGGGGGTATCAGGGAACCTCCACCCCCACCTTGGGGGTCGTCCCCCCCCGTGGTCTTTATTTAGTATTACCGAAAGCGCCTAGTAGAGCGCCGCTTATTGATAAATCTTTTCCACCCTTTCCGGTATGTTCGAGCGAGGCTCTAGCAACATAGCCACGGGTCCGCTCCAGCATCCATCCAGCAGCTTGCCAACCCGTATCTGCAGAAGCAACGCGACGTTGCAACGTGAGTTCTCCCCTTGCTCTAGCTAGATCCAATTCACGTTGAAACTCTGGATTGGCGTTTATCCATCGAGCCCATTGCGTCTCGTTACCAGATGGGAAACCACACAGAATGGCGATGCGTTCAATGGGCATCCCGTATTGAGCCGCCTCTAGGGCTTCTCTTTTTCTGTCATCTGACAGGATCATTCTGGTGCCCTTCTCCGGCTTTGCCCGGAGCCTGGGCTTTGCTGCCTTTTTCCCGACGACAATCTCCTTTCCCACCATCCCCCCCCTTTGCACCCTGGATCCCCCCCTGCGAAAGTCCCCTTCACTTTCTTGTTGCTCTCCGCCGCACTCTGCCGCACTATGCCGCCCGTGAGCCGATGATCGGCTCCTTTCAATCCCATGAAA